TCCTCTGTATGTTTCTCTTTTATATTTAGCAAAACCTTGTCCTGGAGTTTGAAATGGATGATGATTCACTGCTTTTGGATTATTTACAGTTCCTTCAGGAGCAACAGGCGCGTTCTCAAAACCTGGAGCATTTACCCACGCATCACCATTCCATACCCATTGACCTTCAGTACTTAATGTTCCATTAGCATCACTTATATTTTCTTCCCATGTAAAAAGTGGTTGTGGTCTAGACATTGTTCCTTCTTGTTCATACTGAATTTCACTAATTCTCCAAGCTCCTACACCACGAGGAAACAAACTGGTAGTATCTCCTACTCTTAAATTATTTATTATTGCTTCAGTTAAATCATCATATTGTGTTAGTAATCCAAAAACACTTCTTTCTGGTTCATCTTCTAACAGCGCTGAAGTTCCTGGTGCTTGATATTCTGCTGGAGGACTTGTAGGTTGAGTTTCCGTACTGCCAGGAAAAGTTGGATTATAATAACCTGTTGGTGGATTTTCTGGTTTTTCTTCTGACTCTAACCTATCAGGATACCTAACCATTACCTTTACACCTTTATTAGCAACTGTACTCTTTACATCAAAACTTATATTTATAAGATCTCCTCTACTTATTCCAAACGATAATAGATCATCCATCTTTTGATTTATAGATAATCCTCTATAACGTTGTTCATTTGGCCATGCTGGTAAATCCATAAAAGCTTCATTTTGGTCTGTAAATTTAATACAATTACTACCACCAACTCCTTCGTTTTGAACTATTTTTGCATGATAACCATAGGGAGCAGTGCCAAAAAATGGATGAGTTTCACTATTGTAACTAGCAAATCCAGGAGTCCAACTATCAGCTCTAATCGCATCATCGTGCAAGTTTGAATCCCACTCATATTGATTTTCTGCAGTAAAAACTGTTCCATCACTATTTGTCCAAACATTTTCAAAATCTGGATTGTTAAAAAAATTATTTTCAGTTCTAGCAGGTACTGTTATTTCATCTATTTTGTAAACATCATTAATTGTTATAGTTCCACCAACCATTTTATCTGTGAAAATAAAATTATCATTAGAAGTAATTTTTAATCTTTTAGATTCATATAACTCACCTACAATTTGAATATTTTCATTTATGTTATTTGATATAATAGAAGTTTGTATATCAACAAATTCATCAATATAAGATCCATTTATATTTTTTGGTTTTAATCTAATTTCAGTTCTACTTGGAGATATTAAATCAATTTGATATTTCAAATCCTCTATATTTAATCGTTCTACAGTAGTTGAATTACGTTTATATTCTTCTTCAGTTGCTGCAAATATTAGTCCATCTTCGGTAACATGAACTGCATTCATATTAGTATAAACATCACCTATTTTAGTAGTAGATGTATTGAGTGTGTGAACTAAAACTGAAGCTTCATCTCCAGCTAACTTTCTAAGAAAATTGTACTTTACATTGAAAGTTCCACTTTGATAACCCATATTTCTTATATGTTTACCAGGATAAAATTCAATATTATTGGTTGATGTATTAACCATAAATTCTGATAAAGGTAAGTTTCTAAATTGTATCAGATTATTATTATCATCAAAAAGTTGAAAATGAACAAAATCTCTTGATGCATGTGTTCCCCACGAACCATCTTCATATGGTTTTTGACCTACTTTTATCTGAAGATTGGCATCAAGTAATTGTAAATCTTTTTCTTTTAATTGACTTGACATTATGTTATTTCCTTAAATTCTCTATCTATTACCTCATCTAGTACACTACCATACTCTAAATTTATTTTTAATTTTTTTACACTCATATTATAAATAATCTTTGTTTCAGGATCTTCAGGTAATTTATTTTCATAAGGGTCTTCAAACAATAAAATAGAACCATCACCTTTATGTCTAACTAACTGACTACCATCATTAGCTGCTCCTAATGCATCAGATTCTTGAACTAATTTTTGTTTCTTTATTAAATAATACTGTTCATCTTTATCAATCAAATTTTGATAAAATGGTAGTTTGTTTAACTCCTCTTGTGTGTATGGCATTTTTTATCTCACAACTTTAAATACAAAATCATCATCAAAGTATTGTACTGTTTCTTCATCAGTATTACTTCCACTAACAACTTTGAACTCAAATTTATAATACCTCTCCGATTGTAAACCATTCATCCAAAGATTAAAGTAATTACCAGTTGAATCACAACTTATAAGAGAGCCTGTACCATAAGGTATAATTACATCTTCAGTTTGAGTATCTTTTACTGAATAGTAAGCACCATCACCACCGATATTTTCTATACTACCACTTGGTAAATATTTTTGTGTTAGATATTCTGAAGAAGTGTTTGAGTAAGATTTTGTTGGGTATCTACCTCTACCACATAATCTGAATTTTACTTTAGACTTTTCTTTGTATTCAGGTCTTAAAGATTTCATATACACAATTAAATCTTCTAACTCCGAAGATACTAATGGATCTAAAGAACCAGTACTCCATTTTGTATCATACCATTCAACTTCTAATTTGGGTGGATATATCGTATGAGTTTGTCTTGAAAAGAATTTAAAATCACCCAATCTGTCTTGACTTCCCTCATCAGTATTTGTATCTGTATTTCCAAAACTACCACTTCTTTTAATTATAAATCCCTCATTCGGGTAAGTTTCATCTAACCATTTATTTACTATTGGAGTAACATCCATTCTCATATCATCCGTTTCATATTCAAATGATTGTGAAGCATAAACTTCAGAAAACCAAGTTCCACCAGAAGCAGATACAGTAGATGACCATCTAGTTGCTTGAGTTAGTCCGTCTCTAAATTCCCAACTAGCTCCTTCAGTAGTTATCGGATCATCTCCGTAAAATCCTTGTCCTTCTTGCCAACTTTGACTTATAGGATAAGCGTATAACGATTGAGAAGTACTTAAATTTTGTGAATTAGCATCAAACATATTTAAATAAAATTTAGGATTAGTAATAGTACCATCCACAATAGATGCTGATACTTCATTTAAATCAAATTTCATAAGTATACGAGATACTTTAATATTACCACCAGAAGTGCTCATAGTTTTTTGTATTTCTAGTATCTCATCTAAACCAGTGTTACCACTACCTGTAGCTTGATATAAAGTTGTATCTATATCAGGAAAAATAAAATAATTCATTAGTACGATCCTCCATTAGAACTGCCAGGACTTCCAGCCGAATCACCAACTACACGGCCTTCAATATCAACATTTGGAAATTTTAACTCAAAACAACTTGGGTCTACAGATGGATATATAATACCATCTTTAGTTGCACTTATTATATCAAAAACATTTCCTGAATAACCATCCGCTTCTACATATTTATTCGTTATTAGAATAGAATTTTTATTTGAACTTTCTTCTTCAGGATTAACTACAGCAGCAACACCATCAACTAAAGATATCTGATAAGCTAAATCAGCTAAAACAATTGGCTGTCCTATTTGCCACTTATCTACATTAAAGTAATCTTTAACTACTTGTATAGCACTAAGAATCACTTCTTCCTTGTTGTATCCAGCTTTAGCAAGTATATTAAATTTAACTCCTATGTTAATTACAAAAGCGTCTTTTATATTTACAGCATCCGTAACCATTCTAAATTGAGTTAGGTAAGTTTGGATATTTTCCTTTACTGCTTGATTTATATTAGTTAATTTTTTACCTGCATCAAATCCTAAAACATATAAATTAAGAGCTAATGGATTTATTATTCTGTCATCTGCATTAGCTCCTGTTTTACTATCTAACTGAGTATCTTGTACTATGTAAGCTTTTGCAATATTACCATACTTTGCCGGTAAAGCGTATACTCTTGTTATATAATCTTCTTTAGTAACTGCTCTTTGTTGTGCTTGAAAATAAGCTAAAGCATTATTCTTAACTTCAACAATACTTTCAGGACCCCTACCACCTGCGGCCGGTGTTGGATTATTTACAGCGATAGAATTTCTTGTTGTTGTAACTAAAGCAGCTGATAGTCCTGTATCATCTAATGTAACATTTGAAAATTGTACATTTCTTAAACTATTTGAACGAATGTTGTGATTTACTCCACCACCATATCTATACTTTATTGTCAATGTAGTATTAGACGGTGCTTGTCCATAAGCTTTAGTATTCAAAAAATTAGAAGGATCGAAAGCTGTGTTTAGATAAGTTGGAGAACCAGGTAAAGAAGAACCAACCTCATCTGGATTTGGAACTATTTCTTCATCAGGACTATCAGATGTACCAGCTCCAAATCTTAATTCCGTTTTACCATCTTGTCTAATATAAGTTGTAAATCTTCTTGATGTTTTTAATAATTTTAATAGATAAGGTGCTTGGTCAGCATAAGTATATAGTTGGTCATCATTAGTTGATAAATTTTCCATATCTGTAAATACTGTATCTTGAGCTAGAAATGGAACTTCATACCAGCTGTTACCATCACTATCTGTACAACTAATTATTTCCGTTACATCTGAATTAGCTAAAGCTATTCTTTTATACTTTTCAGCATTATTAAAAGTAATAAATTCTGTAGTTACAGTACCACTAGAAACTTTAACAGATTTTTTTAGTAAATAAGTTACTGGTGTATCACCAGAGCTTTCGTATATACTTTGTTCTCTTGAATCATATTGACTTTCAAATTTAAAATTACAATCTTCTTGTGTAGTAAATGTCACTCCACTATCGGATTCTATTTCCATTCCAGCTTTAATTAATAGAGCGTAATCAAAATCAGGAGCAGTTTCAAAACTATCACCTGTTCCTGAAGTTGTAGCTGGAACTGTTTGAAATATATCTACTTCAGTAGAAGCGGCTGTTGATAATTTTGGTTTATATCCCAATGCTTGAGACATATTATAAATTGTTTTCTTTTCTTCAGCAAACGCTAGTAAACTTTCTTTAAATTGGTTATCAATATAATAAGAAAGAACATCACCAACATAAGATGCCATTTCAATAAACATCATACCAGGTGAAGACTCATTGAAATCGTTGTATTCGTTTGGAAAATATTGTTTAGTAAATTCAATCAGATTATCTTTAAAAGATGTAAAATCTTTATTTAGATATCTAACTTCTTTTACTGATTTATCTTTTGGTGCTGTATAAGGCATTTTTTATCTCCTAGTAATTTACCAAGTCAATAGATAATTTATCTTTATTAGTTGCGTCTACATTTATAGAAAACCCAATAGACACATTAATAATATTTTTATTTATATCTGAAAATTGTGTTTCTATTTCATTTACTATTATAAAAGGTAACCATTGACTCATAGCTGAACGAATAGCTTCTTCTACCTTACTTTCTATATCATCTCCTTCTTGTTCAAATACAACTCTGAATAAATCAGAGCCAAAATCTGGATTACCTAAACGTTCTCCTTTTTTTGTAAGTAAAAGATTTTTGATATTTGATTTGGCTTGTTCTAAAGATGTTTTAGTTCTATAAAAGAATCCACTTTTATTGTGAGTTAATGGTAACCCAACTCCAATATAAACATCTTCGTTTTTATCTTTTGCTATTATACTCATTCTTTACCATCTCTCTTTTTTAAAGCTTTCATCACTCCACTGTAATCTTTTGTTAATGCTCCCATAACTTCTTCAGGAACACTTTCTGGATTCACACCAGCTGCTTGAGCAGTTTGGACAGCTGCAATTTCTCTTTTGGCTTCTTTATTACCACCCATCATATCTCCATAGCCCATAGCCTCAGCCATTCTAGAAGAATCAAAAGTTTTTCCAGTCATTGTTGGATACTCATCATATTCACCTTGTTGTGCAGTTTCATTGAGTATCTTATTTAATGTAGGATTACTAGTATAACTTACTTCTTTGGGCTTAGATTTTTTAGGAACAGGTTTAGGTAATACATCAGGAACACTATCTGTTTTCTGAGATATTGCCTTTACTCCTTCACTAATAAATATCTTATTAACCTCTTTTTTTACTTCTTGTCTTACCATTTCTCTGATTAAAGTAACCAGCTTCTGTGATTTAGCCATATTTAACTCCTGTTTGTATATAAATATATTAACTTAACATATTTGTTCTATCTTCACGAACACTATCTTTTAATTCTTTTTCAAGTTGAGCTCTCGCTATTTTAGATGTTGACCTACTTAAAAAATCTGTGTAGTTACCTATTACACTTGGAGCAACATTAGTAACAGATTTTAAATCTTTTACTTCTTCCTCTGCTTTTGTAATTACAAATTCTAAAGCCACTCCTATAGCAGCACCAGCTGGATTTAATGCGCCTGAAATTACTCCCGCTTTCCTACTTGCTTCAGTTGCTTTTTTAGTTGCTTCTAAGGCTTTTCTTACTTTCTTTATAGTTTCTATAGTTTTTTCAATTTTTTGAATTACTGTAGCTGAATCTTTTATAAATTTTTTAGTTTTTGCTATATTTACTCCAGAGCTTTTTCCCCTTCTCAAATCTTCACAAATACAGTCAACATCATGATCTAATTTTTCAATATTTTTGTTAACTTCTTTTCTAATTAATTCTCTTAGTTTATCAGCTGCTATTGCCATTAGTATCCTCCTCCGCTAGTAGAACCACCACTAGAACCACCAGTAGAACTTGCTAAAGAACTATTTGTTGAAGTTCCGATAGAACCACCACCTGATTGTGTGTTATCATCAGTTATAAAAACTGTTTCGCTAAAAATGTCTTCAAGATTATTATCTTCTAACATAACTAATCTCTCAGATAAATTCAAAGCTGCTTCGTTTAAATCTGCTAATTCTGTTGTTGTCGATGCTACATTTGAAAAATCAGATAACATCTTAAAAAGCTTCTCTAGTAAATCTCTCATCTCAAATCCTTTTACAACAGGATTATTAGCATCAGCTTCTCCTAAATTTATAACACCATTTTTACCAGCCTCTAAAGTAACCGAATAGTTTGAAGCTATTGCAACATTTCTATTAGCAATTAAATGTATATCTCCATTTTGACCTTTTGAATTAAAAATTAAACTATCAGAATTTAAAACTATTACATTTTCATCAATAGATGTTTTCCATTTATCTGGCCACCAAGAAGATGGAGCAGCTGGAATTAAAATATCATTTTCATTTTCTATTTTACCAGAAGATAACATAATCGTAGAACCATCTAAATTAATATTCTGTATATGAGGAAAGTAATTATCAACGTATTTTCTTCTATCATTATTTTGTAGATTTGTAATCTTTACAGTTGGAAATCTATAATCTTCATTACTACTAAACTGTATACCTTGTCCAAATCTACCATTTATACTTATGTCACCTTTTTTTGAAGCTAATGTTCTATTGTATTGAGTTACACCAGGTTTAACTACACCATCTCTTTTTCCTACAGCACTTCTATTCATATTTACATTGTTGTGTAAATTTAATGGTGCATAATAATAATAAAATTTACCATATTTAGCAACATTAACAACTTCGCCTACAACCGGATAAGCCACCATATGTGAAGATAGTGGTTTGATGTAATCTAAAATTTCATCTTCTGAATTTTGACTTTCTAAAAATGTAGCCTTTATTGTACCATATACGGAATAATCAGGTAATTGTTCTCCATTTTCATTTGTTATTGTAGGTAAAGATTCTGGATCTACAAATACTTCTTTTACAACAGCAGGTTCTATTTCATAAAATTCAGAAAGTTGGCTTACATTGTCTTGTAAAATATTGTAAACATCATCGTAGCTTGTTAATCCTCCACTTTCTACTTCTCTTTTATATATGTGCGTATTCTTACGATATGCCATTAATTTTCAATCCTTTTCATATCTTCTGTTATTTCATCTGAATGAGTTTGTAAATCTGTAGCAGC